AGATTATATGTCTACAAGAACTTTCAATAACGAAGCAAAAATCAAGTTGACCCAATTGATCAACGAAGGTCTTGCTGTGATGCACGAAGTCGAAACACTCAACGGCGGTTTGACTGACACTATCAAGGCTATCGCAGAAGAACTTGAAATCAAGCCAAGCGTACTCAAAAAGGCCATCAAGGTCGCACACAAGAGCCGCTTAGGTGAGACTAACAAAGAAAACGAAGAACTCAATACTATCTTGGAGACAGTTGGTAAGACCCTCTAATGAGTTATGTAGACGCTATCCACGATAGGGATACTGACAGGATATTTGTTGTAGAGCGCCAGCCTGACGGCAAGCGCACATACAATGAGTTTCCTGCCAACTATACTTTCTATTATACTGATAATAAAGGCAAGTATCGCAGCATCTATGGCGAGCCATTGTCGAGGTTCAGCACACGCAAGCGTAGTGAGTTTGAAAAAGAAAAACGTATCCACAGCAATAAGAAACTGTATGAATCGGATATCAATGTGATATTCCGCTGTTTGAGTGAAAACTACTTAGGCTGTGAGCCTCCAAAACTCCATACATGTTTCTTTGACATTGAGGTAGATTTTGATCCGGAAAAGGGTTTTAGCCCCACTAGTGACCCTTTTAATCCGGTGACAGCTATCTCGGTGTATTTGGACTGGCAAGATACACTTGTGACACTTGCTATACCCCCCAAGCATATGAGTGATGAAACGGCTCAAGAGTTAGTCAGTGACTTCCCGAACACAATTCTATTTCGTAGCGAAATAGAGATGTTTGAGACATTCTTTGAACTAATCAAAGATGCTGACATTCTCACTGGCTGGAACTCTGAAGGTTACGATATACCCTACATGGTAAATCGTGTGACTAGAGTGATGAGCAAAGATGATACACGCAAATTCTGTTTGCTTGGTCAAACACCAAAGCCAAGAGAATATGAGCGTTATGGTAAGACTGAAACGACATATGATCTAGTTGGTCGTGTACACATGGACTATCTACAGTTGTATAAGAAGTACAACTATGAAAGTCGTCATAGTTATTCGCTCGACAGTATCGGTGAGATGGAAGTTGGTGAGCGTAAGACACAATATGAAGGCACACTAGACCAACTATATAACAAAGACTTCAAGACGTTCATACAGTATAATCGTCAGGATACGATGTTGCTTTTGAAGATTCACAACAAACTAAAGTTCCTTGATCTTGCTAATGCGCTAGCGCATGAGAATACTGTATTGTTGCCAACTGTCATGGGCTCTGTAGCAATGATTGAGATGGCTGTGATGAACGAAGCTCATGAGCGCGGACTCATGGTTCCTGACAAGAAAAAGAATAGCAGCGATAGTGACATGGCAGCAGCAGGTGCTTATGTTGCTGTGCCAAAGAAAGGCATACATGAATGGGTAGGTGCTGTTGACATCAACAGTCTATATCCATCAGCAATTCGTACACTCAACATGGCGCCTGAAACAATCGTCGGGCAATTGCGTCAAACATTGACTGAACAATACTTGACTGACAAGGCACGTAAACTTGCTAGCGAGAAGGCAAGATACGACGAAGATGACGAACTTGAGATGAGTTCGTTGCTTTGGGAAGGTCAGTTCGGTAGCCTCGAATACGAAGCCGTGATGAATCAAGAACGTGGCACTATGCTCACACTTGACTTTGAGAGTGGCGAGAGCGTAGAGATGAGCGCCGCTGAAGTATGGAAACTAATCTTTGACAGCAACAAGCCATATATCTTATCGGCAAACGGCACGATCTTTAGATCAGATAGTGAAGGTGTGATCCCCGGTCTATTGACTAAATGGTATAGTGATCGTAAAACTATGCAGAAGAAACTCAAGGAATCTACTAGTAAGGAAGATATTGAGTATTGGGATAAACGTCAGTTAGTGCGTAAGATTTTGTTGAACAGTGCTTATGGTGCATTGTTGAATGAACATTGCCGTTTCTATGACAAGCGTATTGGTCAGAGCGTGACACTAAGCGGGCGACAGATCGTCAAGCATATGAGTGCGCAGATCAATGAGATTATCACTGGTAAATATGACTATTATGGTGATGCGATTGTATATGGCGATACTGACAGTTGTTATTTCAGCGCATGGCCCATTCTGAATTCGCAAATACAGAATGGTGATATGGAGTGGAATAAGGAACTCTGTGTCCAACTCTATGACAACATCGCTGATCAGGCAAACGATACCTTCCCAAGTTTCTGTGAACGTGCTTTCCATGTTCCACGAAAGATGTGTGTTATCAAGGCTGGTCGTGAATTGATTGGTGATCGCAGTCTGTTCATCACAAAGAAGCGTTATGCTATCAACATCTTTGACAAAGAAGGCAAAAGACTAGACAAAGATGGCAAGCAAGGAAAGATCAAGGCTATGGGTCTTGACTTGAAACGTGCCGACACGCCACGATATGTTCAAGACTTTTTGTTTGAAGTGCTTGAGATGGTACTCGCTGGTAAAACTAGAGAAGATGTTATTGAGCGTATCAAGGAGTTCAAGGTAGAACTTGGCAAGCAAGATAGTTGGACGAAGGGCAGTCCAAAAGGTGTGAACAAACTCACGTTCTATGGTGATCTAGAGAGTAATAGCAAGACCGGCAAGGCAAACATGCCCGGTCACGTTCGCGCAGCATTGAATTGGAACTACTTGCGTAGAGTCAATAGCGACAACTATAGTATGAAAATACTTGATGGCATGAAGGTCATCGTTTGTAAACTCAAGCCAAATCCACTAAACTTCACTAGCGTGGCATATCCTGTCGATGAACTTAGACTTCCAAGATGGTTTCAAGAGTTACCATTTGATGATCAAGCAATGGAAGCGACATTGGTTGACAAGAAAGTTGAGAACTTGCTTGGCGTATTGAAATGGGATCTAAAAGCCAACACAGATACTAACAGCACGTTTGATGATTTGTTTAGTTTCGGATAACAAATGTTTGACACACGCAAAAAATTCCTATATATTACATATAGTTACGACCTAAATACAACAAGAGGATAACATGAAAGATAATTTACAAGACTTGATTCAGTATATACATGGACTAGGCGTCATTGAACTCATCAAGGTCAATGGCACAGACAAGGCAACTGTTGTTTCAGCAATCGCTGAAGATAAGAGCGTTGTCGTTGAAGGCACATTCAAGAATCCATCAGCAGATTTTATCGGCACGTTTGGTATGCCAAATCTAGGCAAACTCAAGACTATCTTGGGCTTTGATGACTATGATGAACATGCAAAGATCAGCGTCACACGCAACAAAGACGATGTAGCGACTAGCGTTCACTTTGAGACTAAGGTCGGTGATTTCGTCAACGATTATCGACTGATGGCTAAGGCTATCGTTGAAGAGAAGGTCAAGGATGTCAAGTTCAAGGGCGCAGCATGGAACGTTGAGTTTGAGCCTACTGTTGCTGGCATCATGCGCTTGAAGAAGCAGGCTAGTGCTAACAGCGAAGAAAACAACTTCACTACAAAGACTGACAAGGGCGATCTAAAGATTTACTTTGGTGATGCAAGCACACATAGCGCAAACTTTGTGTTTCATCCAGACGTAGAAGGCACATTAGGTCGTGCATGGCAGTGGCCTGTCAAGGTATTCCTAGCAATCATGGACTTGCCAGGTAGTAAGACTGTGCGCATCAGTGATCAAGGCGCTGCTGAGATTACTGTTGATAGTGGTCTAGCAACTTATCGTTATCTATTGCCTGCACAGAGCAAGTGATAAAGATAGAATCAACTACGTATCCGTTAGTATGGCAGGTAGATCGTGATTACACGCTACCTGCCGCAAGCGGTCAAGTTCGTTGGAACGGCTTGAGCAAATGCTTTGAAGTTTGTGATAACAATAATGACGGTAGATGGTATAAAATAAACAATACTATTGAATTACGCAGTGATCCACAGATAGGCGAAGTATTAGAGTGGGCTAAGAAGCGCATGGCATATGAAAAGAAAGTAGAACAACTTGCTAGTCAATATCCTGCTGTGAAAGATGCTAAAGAAAAACTTGACATAATATTGAAATTAGTGCAAAATGAGACTTGAACGTTACAATCAATATTTTTTTCATGGTTGGGGAGATATTTTAACTGTAGAAGATTTTGAATATGGGTATATACCTATACCTAAATGTGCAAGTACATTGCTTAAAAATTATTTTACACAGAACTTTAATTTTACAAAAGGTTTTAACTATAAAAATTTTAAAAATAAAAGATATGTAGTTTGTTTAAGAGATCCAATAGACAGATGGTTTAGCGGTGTCACAGAGTATTTTTTTAGATTTCATCAAGATATCATGCAAAAAGAAAATAGCGATGTTATAAAATTTATTTGTGACAGAAAGTTTTTTGATGAACACACAGAACTACAGCGTAATTTCCTAGAGGGATTAGATACAGATCAAATTACCTTTTTTTATATGGATAAAAATTTGATACCCAATCTAGAGCATTTTGTTTCATGTAAATTTCGTGATTTAAACCACAAAAGAATTAATGCTAAAAACTTGCGTAATAACTACATGTATTATAGCCCAGAAAAAATAAGATTCTTTAATGTATTAAAACAGTATGCTACAGAAAATACAAATTTTATTGAAAGCTTAACATCTTTTTATCAACATGATTATGATTTAATCAAACGTGTTCGATTCTACGACAGGAACGATACTGATATATTATGACTATTGACTTATCCAAACAACAAAATCCAGATTGGGCATTATTCTTGCCCGCAGTTAGTTCATTCTTTATTAGTGGGCTAGGAAAGCAGCGCGAAGGTGAGAATTACTTTCCTGCTGAACGTGTCCCTGCAGGGTTCAATGGTGATGTTGAATGCCTTAATTTTTTGAATAGTACACAAGGCTTATACACTTATAAGTGGGGTCTCTATAGTGCGGGTCATGCCAACCTTGATATTAATGTGGACGATCCAGCCGAAAGTATCATTAGACGCAGAGAGCCAGGCACGTTCATGTTAGGAGATAGTGGCGGATTCCAGATTCTCAAGTGTCAGTGGCCAGCAGATTGGAAAGACCCTAACTGCCCACGCGCACTAGAAAAGCGCAAGGCCGTTTTGAAGTGGATGGATACATATATGGATTATGGTATGTGTCTTGATATTCCATCACAGAGTTTGACCACGTATCATATCAAGGATAAGAAAACCGGCAAGAGTGCGCATGGTATCAGCACAATTGAAGAAGCGATTGCAGCCACACATATCAACAACGAATACTTTATCAAGAACCGTGATGGTCGTTGTAAATTCTTAAACGTAATGCAGGGTCGTAATCACAAGCAAAGTGATGACTGGTATCAAGAAATGAAAAAGTATTGCGACCCAAATATCTACCCAGATAATCATTTCAATGGCTGGGCGTTCGGTGGCCAAAACAAGATTGATATTCACTTGATGCTGAAGCGCCTCGTACATATTATCCATGATGGCCTTTTAATTCCTGGCAAGCATGACTTGTTACACTGCCTTGGTACTAGTATCATGGAATATGCTGTACTTTTTAGTGACATCCAAAAGGCAATACGTAAGTATCATAACCCAAACTTTATGATTACATTTGACTGTGCTAGCCCATTCTATGGCGCTGCTAAAGGTCTAGCATATTTCAACACTAATATTGAACACGACAAGAAGTGGTCATATAGCATGGAAAAGACCGCCGAGAGCAAAGACTATGCCAACGACAATCGCAAGTTTAGCGATGCTGTAATCGCAGACGGCATACATGAAGTTTTCACTGACAGTCCTGTGACTGAACGAATGATGATACGCGACCTATGCTATCGTGGGCAGGGTTTCATAAATAATCAAGGTAAAGAGACAAAAACAAGTTGGGATACACTTTCATACACATTGATTCAAGCCCATAATGTATATCAGCATATCACCGCTGTCCAAGAGGCGAATCGCCAGTATGAACAAGGTGTGATTCCCAAGATGATCATGAATGAGAATTTTGGTATCTATTTCGGTAAAGTTGTAGATGAAGTATTCAGCCAGAAAACTAGAGAAGATAGTTTGAATGTGATAGAATACTATAACAAGTTCTGGATGCAAATGCAGAGTGGTAGTCAGGGCATCAGCGGTAAGCGTACTGTGAATGCTATGACGATGTTTGATGAATTGTTTAGTGTTGAAAAAGTTGAGGAAGAGGTTGAAGAAACAATAGAAGATAGTGATGAGGCTATCAATGAAGTTTTGGAGAACTAACATGGCTTATACACAACAAATTAGAATTTTAGAAGAAAAGTTGAAACAACTTGGACTTGGGCCGCACGATTCGGAAAACATTTACAAAGTGTTGCAGATTCAGTCCGAGATCAAAAAGATGCATAGACTTGAATGGGAAGAAAATCATGAACGTATCAAAATGGAAGAAGAACGATGAGTGAAGATCCAGTAATCTATCAAGCAGAACAGGCTATGGCTGATAAACGTGTTCGCATTAGCAACGCAGCCAAACGATTTATTTGGGTTACCCTTCAGCGTGAAGGTATTCATAAATTTCCTGCTGCTGCTACAGATCCTAAACTTGCAGATGTTGCGTTTCTCGCAAACGAACACAGGCACATTTTTCATTTCAACGTAAGCATTGAAGTATTTCACAACGATAGGGATATTGAGTTTATCCAGTTCAAGCGTTGGTTAGAAAGTCTCTACCAAGGCACACTGGAACTAAACTTCAAGAGTTGTGAGATGATTAGCGATGACCTCTATGAAGTTATTGCTAGTCGTTACCCAGGCCGTGACATTGAAATCACTGTCAGTGAAGATGGTGAGAACGGTGCCACGATTCGTTACAATACCACAAAACCAAATCTAAACATAGTCATATAATGACTGAAAGTTTTAACATCCTTAAAGACAGGCTGGATGCACTCAAGCCTAATAGACAGGCTGTTCCATTTTCACCAACTTTTACAGGACGCCATCCTGAACCAAATATAATTGAAAAATCTAATTATTATGAGCTAGATCCATCTAAACATAGGTCCGGGAGTCAAACTGACTGGAGATTTGGCCAAACCAGTCTTACCGCGTCAAAAATCTTGATGACTGATGACAACATGAAACCAATCATGATTGAAAATCCGGTAAAAAATACAGAGTTTCATGTTATACGAGGTAGTGATACACTATTTGTGAACATTGGAGAGAGCTGGACCTATGGAGAAATTTTATTTGATCCATACGATATGACGCGACAGATCGCGACCGGCGTGGGTCAATACCATTTAGACATACAATTACAATACTGCTTTGGTGCTAGAATTGCCGAGGCTACAGGCTGGGACTATTATCAATTTGCTATTCCAGGTAATTGTAATCTGTATATGCATACCGATTTAGAAAGGATACTAAAACACGTTGCTACATTAGGATATAAAAAGGTTTATGTATCTATGCAATTGACCGATCCTAGCAGGGAACTTAATATATCTGATACTAAACTTTTTAAATCGCATCCAATAAATGATTGGTTTAACTATCCGATAGATAATAAAATTCACATCGTAGATTGGTTAGCAATGTATGATGAAATTTTCTTTGAACACTTTAATAGAATCCTAAATAGTTTCACGGCATGCCCAATTGAAGGTATTATGTGGAGAAATTTTACAAAATTTGTAAGCAATAAAAGAGATTATAATTTCAAATTTATTGAAACAAATTGGATCACACATACAGCCAAATTAGTTAATCACAGTGACGTAAATGTATATATGATCATGGCTTATGTATTTGATGACTATAAGCGTGAAGTAGGCAAAAATTTGATTATACCACTAGAATGGATGGAAAGTGAGGTTGAAGCGATACATCGTTTGCATGATTATATAGGTATGAAATCTGTACCGGGTCAAATTTACCATAATAATCACCCAACATATTTAGGTCATTTGGTTTGGGCGCATCATTTGATGCGACAGGCTGGGTGGAAAGATGTTTGATTTTTAAATATCTTTCTGTTATTATAAACTTGTGTTCAACTTAATTAGGAGATAGAAAATGTCTAGAAATGAAAAGCGTTCAAACAACCAGGTAAATCAGATTTTTGATGATCTTGACGGTTATCGTAACTTCTGTCGTTTATATGGTTATAAGTTTGACGAGGCTGAACTGTATAGTAATCGTAGTTTTGCCTTCAGGCAATTTACGAAATACATGCAAGGAAAGCCCTTCAAGGACATGTGGGAGCTTGACAGTAAGTCAGCTTGATAATAATATATACGAGGGGGCAACCCCTCGTATCTTTTGAGGTGTTATGAGAAAATTATTTTACATGGGACTTGAGCCATACAAGGCTCGCTATACATTACAACTAACTGACTGGAATGAGCGTGTATTTAGGAATCGCGGAATACATTATGTTATCGTTCCCGGCGATACGCTATCTAGCGATCAAAACATCGTAGTAGGTCAGGTGCTTGACGCACATGGTCGCACACATTATAGCCTCACACAGATGGCTAATCTAATCAAGTTGATGAAAAGTGGCGAAGTCACTAGTGACGATGTGATTTATTTTGAAGATATGTATACATCAGGTCTTGAGAGCCTAGCATACATTATCAAACAAGTTCCGGAACAGTATCGTCCAAAGATTTTTGTTCGTTGCTTGGCACAAACTATCGATCCTGATGATTTCTTACACGTATGGGGCATGGAAGGTTTCATGCGTAAGTATGAAGAAATGATCAATGAGTTTTGTATCATTCTTGCTAGCAACGAAGAGATGGTCATGCATATGAAGGTCGCGGGCTGGAAGGCTCCTATCTACAATATCAGTGGTCTAGCATTTGGTAAAGATGAAGTGCGTAGTCGTGTAAAATCTGTCAAACCATTTGAGTTGAAAAAGCGACGAGTCGTTTTTGCTGCACGTTGGGATCAAGAAAAGCAACCCGACTTTTATATGGACATCATTGAAAAGTACACAAAGATGCACAACGGTGACGTTGAATTCGCATTATTGAGTGGTGCAAAACTACGTAGCAATAATAGTTCATATATGGAACGAACTTATAGATTACAAGATGAAGGCAAACTAAGCATCTATAGCGACCTCAGTAAAGACGAATATTATGGAATATTGAATGACAGCCGTGTATTATTCAACTGTGCTTTGCAAGACTGGGTCAGCAACACTGTCAGCGAAGCGGACGCATTAGGTTGTAATGTTGTATATCCAGCATATCGCAGTTTCCCAGAAACGTTTGCTAACGATCATACACGATTGTATGTGCCTTGGTCGCAAGATGACGCATTGAATAAACTCAATCACTGGGTATTCAATGAGCATCCACGAATTGGACAAATTAGCGACTGGACTGATAAGACGATAGATAGAATATGCGACATCCTTGAAGGCAAGGGTGAGCAATGGTTACGTATGACTACGGATTATCGTAAGCATACAAGAGAAAGCAAATACTAAGAGGGTAATATATGAGTTGGCAAGCAACTTTGACGATTAACAATAATACTAACTATAATATCACGGTGACACATAACACCGTAGGGGATATTGGTAATATAAAGCCGGGTACTAGT